TATCACTGCGCTTTACTGCATGGAAATTGAAATGAGCGCAAAGATGATGGGTGTTACTGTTGGTTTAGTGACTTATCAGGCCGTGAATATTTTAACTGGCCTTGGAAAACTGGGAGCGGCCTTTGCCAAAGACCCAATTGCTTTAGCTGAAAAAATCCGTAATATATTTAAGAAGTGATATGATGTTACAGGCACTCATACGCAATCTAATCGGCACAACCATAATGGTTGCCCTGTCGCTTTTTCTCTTTTCGCAAGCCAGAAGCGCTGTAATTTATCACGGCGGAAAGAGCTATTTCAATTATCCTATCTATGTATTAGCGCAAGTGAGCGTGTCATGAAGCATGTATTCAGCAATCACAGCATCCAGCAGCTTCACACGCTGCACCCTGACCTGCAAAAAATCTGTCGATTTGTCTTGCCGCACCATGATTTCAAGATTCAGCAAGGATACCGTGACAAAGAGGCGCAGAATTTAGCTGTGGCCAAAGGCTATAGCAAGGTGAGATTCCCCAACAGTAAGCACAACACCAGCCCAAGCATGGCAATGGATTTGCTGCCATTCGTAAATGGCAAATTCATTGGCTGGGATAACTGGGCACAATGGCGCTTCTTTGGTGGTATAGTCATGGGATATGCCGCAGCCCTGCATGACGCGGGGGAGATAAGCCATCGCTTGCGCTGGGGGCATGATTTTAACATGAATAACGACTTGAAAGATGGTAAGTTTATAGATGCGCCACATTTTGAGTTAGTGGAGCTGTAAAATGGAAGAAAAGCTATGAAACAATTTTATGGAACGAAGAAGCTGAACGCTAAACCCATGACGCGGGGAGAGTATAACGAGTTTCGCGGATGGGGCTTACCATCTGATGAGAGCGGTGACGATGAGGGGTATCTTGTCGAATATCTGGATGGTGGTAAAGGAAATCACCCAGATTTTGAGGGTTATATCTCATGGTCACCTGCTGATGTGTTTGAGAAAGCATATCAGCCGATTAATGCTCTAAACTTTGGTCACGCCATTGTAGCGCTTAAAGAGGGAAAAAAGGTCGCCCGCGCAGGATGGAATGGAGTTAACCAGTATGTTTACTATGTGCCAGCGAACAGTTACCCAGCACAAACAGATGCTGCGAAATCTGAATTTGGTGATAGCGTACCTTACCGCGCTTACTTTGCTCTGAGAACCGCGCAGAATGATGTGGCAACTTGGGTTCCATCAATATCAGATGCACTGGCTGACGATTGGCAAATTGTAGAATAGGAGAAAAGCTATGAAAATTCTAAACTGGGCATTAGCCCGCCTGAAAGAGAAATCAACTTGGGCGGCTATCTTTACGCTTGCAGCCACGGCTTTGGGCGTGACGCTGGAACCTGCTTTGAAGGAGGCCATTATTACGGCTGGCATGGCAGTATCAAGCGCCGTTCTTATTGGCATTAGTGAAAAATAATGTGGCTGGCAATTACATGGGCCGCCGTGTTGTTAGGCTTTGCAGGTGCCTTGATATGGGCATTCCGGCAGGGCAAGCAACACGGCATAGCTCAGGAAGCGAATGAGACTTATGAAGCTGAAAACAATGCTCGTGCTTATAAGCGCCGTATTTCTAAGCGGTTGCAGCAAATGCGAGATAAGCGGTAACTTCTGCGACCTTTACGAGCCGACTGGCGTAATGGAAAACGGATTGCCAAATATTAATGACGCGGTTTATGAGTGTATGTGTTTGGGCAGTGATGCGGATTGGTGTGATTAGAGGGTGCTTTAGAGCAAACCTTATATAGTGCGCTATACTTAATAACAGGCTGTAATATATAAACTAATCCGCTTTAGAGTAAACTACTAAACATCCAGCCAAGCAAGCCCGATTAGAACCACCCCAAACAGCACCGCAGAAAAGAACAGCGATGCGAAGGCGTATAATAGGCGGTAGTTATTTGGCTTCATTTCTTCTCCAATATCTCGTTAATGGTGGTTAGGGCTTTTTGGGCTTTTGGAATCCAGTCCTTTTCATCAGACACAGAAAAGCCAGCGCCTCCCTGCACTTCTTTCATGTTTATAATAACAGATTCAGCGTTAAATATACCTTCCTCCAAAGCATCCCTAGCCACTTCCAGCGCACTGCCTAGGCGTTCTTGCTGGGCATCCATAGCATCAATCGCGGCCTGTGCTTTCATAATTGCCTGCTCACCATCGGTTAAGCTATCAAATTCAACTAGCCTTTCTTCTTCATCAAGAATAGCCCTAGCCACCCGCTCTAATTGCTCTTTATTGGTCATTGGGTTTGTTCCTTGGTGCTTAACTGTTCTTGTAGCCATTCAAACAATCCGTCTTTGTCGCCTTTGCGTAAGTCGTACTCCTTGCCTTTTACTTCAAATATATCCAAAGGCTCTTTGCCGGTTCGGACGCTTCTCTGTCCGACCACCTCGTCTTTTACAAAAACTTCATAAACATAGCTATGTCCTGCGCTTCCGTAGTTCAGGTGCATACTGAGCCTGAAAGTTACATCGTGCTTTTCCATCACACTTCCCTCACTTTCTGTTTAATCGCGGTTAGGGCTGCTGATGCTAATATTTCCGCCTTAGTGGACTTGCCGCACGGCTCATCCAATATCGGAAAGAATGTTTTATCACTTAAAAGTCTCTCGCAGCTCCCCAACATCTCCACCACGTCATCCAGCGCTTGCTGGTAGGCGGCTTGGTAAACACGGCTTGCGAGTGAATATTCATCCTCTGATAAATTATTCTTTGTCGCTACCGCCTCAAACTTCTCTCTAATCTTGTCAGTCATCACCGCCCCCAATTCATGCGGCCTTCAACCGCTTTTTTGATGCGCACTGCACCTACTGCATCACAGGCGTTTTCTGCGTCACGCCCCGTTCTGAACCACTCAATAGGAAAATGACCGCCAGTAGGCGGAAGGTCGCAATTAATGTTAAGGTATATTGTGTTAATTTGCTTATGTTCTCCAGAATAACACAGCGCAACCTTAGCATCTTTGGCAGCACATGCGCCGGGCTGTGCCATCAGAAGCATCTGCACCTCTAGCCATTCTTTCATGATGGCTGCTGATTTTTCATCGCGGAATGCTGGGTGGTCACGGTTACGCTGTGAACCATCCTCACTGACTGTGCGCCACTCACCCTCAATACCCTGCCCAACAATCCACATCTCCTTTTCAGGGTCATTACACACAAACACAGCCGGATGGGTGCTTTCTACCTGCGCCGCCTGTTTTTTCTCAAGCTCTGCAATTTGGGCTTTCAACCCGTCTATTTCTTTCTGAATGTTCATTTTCTCGCTGCCTCTCCATTTTCGTACATTGCCTTAATTATATCCATTGCATCATCTTCATCATATGCCCAGACCGTAACTTCTTGCATTTCGCCAGCATACATAGCCCGCACAGCATAAGCGTGCATCGGTTCTGTTTCTGCCGCAGGGTGTAGTAATATTTCAGCCATTTTGTTTCTCCATTTCCTTCTTTAGTGCCTCAAATAACTCTTTTTGATGCCAAGCGTTGTCAATAATATCCTGCAATTTCACATCGCTGCCATTGTTGGCAAAGTGCTGGTTAACAATACGACGCAGCTTTCCTATTTTGCGAGCGTTCATAATACAATCCCCGGCAATAAAGCAAACCATCCGCTAATAATCGCCAGCGCCAGTAAAACGCAGCCAATGACAAGCATAAGCTCTGCAAGTGTTTCGTGTTTCATGACTTCACCCCGCCGCAATATTCTTTCAGCTCAGGAGTCCACCCGCTTGCCTCGCACAGACCAGACATACGCAACTCACTTAACTGTTCACGCTTCGCATTATCGTAGCCCATGTAGAAAGACACACCACACGCCACTAGCGCCAGAAAGCCCCAGAACAACACGTCAACCAGTGTTAGCTTTGGCTGTAAGCTTAATCCCTTAATCATTCTCTGCCTCACTTTCTTCCGCTGCTTCTGCATGGTTATACGCAATTAAATAATGCGCCTCACGCGGGCTGATGTCGTAGATTTCACCCTTGCGCGCTGTAATCAACCGCAAACCACCAGCGGCGATTGTTTTGTCCTCTTTCATGCGAATTTTCATGTTGCCTCCTTTGGCTCCGCTAATTCTAATTCATCCCGGCTGTGTAATATCTCCTGCCGAATATTAGCCAAATCCATCTCATCGTTTAACAGTTTCAGCAAAACCTTAGTAATATCTGGCTCATCAGCCCAGCTCTGCCAAGTTGACAGCATAATTTCGTTAACCGGGTGAAATGGCCAAGTGTGTTTGTTGTTAGGGTCATGTTTCATGTTCTCTCCTTTGTTAAGTGCATAATAACAAGCGTTGCAAACAATGCAAGGAAAAACGTTGCACTTATGAAAAAAAGCATTTATATTGCCCTTATGGATAAGACAGATACACTACGAAAAATCAGCCGCAACATGCGTGAACATAGCATTAGCTACTATGCGTTGGAAAGATACGCAGGCGTACCACGCAGCACCATCATGCGAGCTGTAACACAAAGGCACGAAACACGCGACAAAACAGCGTTGGAGCTATGGACTGCATTGGTAAAGCTGGCCGATGACAAGGGCTTGGAATTGGTGTAATGGAGCCGCGCATAAATATTGATGCGCCTATCCCTGAGTTGCCAGCCCAGCCTTATCTAAGGCGTAGCGACTTTTTGCATGAAATCACTGTAAGAGAAATAGACATTATTTGCCGCTTTGTGGCAGACGTAGCGCGTGAGTGTGAGATTTCTACTCAGACCATGCCCTACCCTCATCGGTCAAGGCATAAACAATAGCGCCGCAGCATTCGCAGCGCGGACGTGCTAAATATCCATATTTCACCAACGCAGCCAAAGCACACCCTAAAGCGCCACTACTTACATAATCGCAATCTGCCACAATCTTAGCCCTTGCGGGTGGTTTATCCAGCCCTTGCAGGTATTTCAGAACCTTTGCCGGGGCTGTTTCAGGTGCTATTTGTGCTCCGTATGTCATTGGTTTTGTTCCTCTTAAAAATAATCCCACTGTACTGCGGCAAGCCATAGAAATATAGCATGCCCCACGCTTAGCATAGCGTCCTGCATATCGCCATCAGCTTCCGCCTTAATGGCAAAAAGGAAGGATGTGAAAGCCAGCGCCGCCAATACACGCTTCATTATTCACCCCACACACTAATGTTATCCATTGCCGCCTGCATGGCACCTGTGTCGCCAATGCCCCATTGCGGAAACCCGCTGGCCATTTCTGGGCTAAACCCGGCCTGAACCAAAGACCAGTAGCCAGATTCATTCTGTATATCTATGCCCAGCGTTTGCTCCGCATGAATCAGCAAGTCTGTAAACTGCTGGCGACTCATATTCGCTTCAAAATGCCGCACGTCTGAAAACGCATCGGTTTCAATCTCTGCCGAATTGGCAAAGCTCACAAACTGATTGTAACTGTCTTTCACGATGTCGATATTAACCACAATATCCTCATAATTTGTGTGAGGGTCGCTGAAAATATCAATCGGCCTGCCGGGGTATAGATTGTCGAACATTCTAAATTGCACCCATAGCTTTTGGCCGCTGCTGACATCCCCAAACCGGGTAAGCATTAAGCCTTGCTGTAGGTTGTCTCCCCAACTCACGGGCACGGAAAGGTCGCCCTCAATCGTGAAAGTGTAATCCTGCCCCCTATTTGTCCACAGCCACGGCATTTCATCCCCGGACTCCCATGTGTATTGCAACTGTATTGCCTGAGAGTGAGCATCCGGCCTGCCGTTGTTTGGGTCGTATAACGGGCTGTCTGTGGTCAGCGCAAAGACATTCTGTCCCTGCCACCATCCTGTCATGCTGAAATCAGTATTCCAGCCAACAGCCTTATAGCCATACATCTGCTCTACGCTGTTTGGATTGTAGATGGTTTCGTAATCAAACTGGCCGTCATCGGTGAAAAAGTATTCTATTGTCATTTTATGCTCCTGTTTTACAAATCACCTTCTGCAAGCTTTGTGGTTAAAAACTCGCCCTGCTCCATTTCTGGCTTTTCCGGCGGTGCTATGAATAAATCCGGCTGGCGATAAGCATCCTCTACACGTTTGCAAGCTATCTCGAAGTAATCAGGGTCTAACTCTATGCCTATTCCCTTTCTGCCCATTTTCGCGCAAGCCACTAGCGTTGTGCTGCTGCCCATGAAGGGGTCTAAGATGGTGTCGCAGTTGTCGGGAAGGTGGTTTATGCACCATTGCATGAGTTTAAGCGGTTTTTGAGTAGGGTGAAACCTCTCCACTCTGTCAGCGAATAACTGGTTATTAGCAAGGGTAAATTTTCGTGGGGTTGCGCCTTTAAGGTTTGTCCAAGCAAGTTCTCCATCACCGAAAGTGGGCATTGTTTGGCATTTATCCCACCATAGCCATTTACCCATTGCAGGAAGTAAATCAGCCAAGTAATTCCCCCCCCATATTATTTGAGGGCATTTTATGGATGCGAATAACTGTATAGCCTCAGATGGTCGTTCACTATCCCATCCACCTTTATAACTTCTATGCTGTATTTTTTTTGAACCATTAAAACTAGATGCACCAGTATGACCTTTATCAGCCCCTATCCCATAAGGCGGGTCAGTTAGGATTGCCCAACCCTCCCGCGCATCAACCTTACCCAGCGTAGGCATAACGCTCAAGCAATCGCCCAGATACAGCTCGCAGTCGCCTATAGTTTCTTTGCGCTTATATGTCATGCCTTACCCCCTTAATTCTGCCCTTGCAACGTACCACATCAGAAACATATTGCAACGTGTTTTTACAGTAGCGCCGCTATTTCTTTCTTACAGTCTTCTAAGCCATAGCCAACAGCATATAGCTCATTAGCGCATCTATCTTTTTCTGCCCATTTTTTTTGTGACGCGCTAAGCCTTCCGGCTTTTGTTTTCACCTCAAAATAAAGAAAGTATCGTGTGTCACCATGTGGCCATCTAATAATAATATCAGGCAAGCCAGCCTCAATTTCATCTGAGCGCTTATAACTATCTTCATTGCGCGTGGCAAAAACCATCACATGCGGATAGGTTTCTTTTATCCAACGAATTAATTCTTTCTGGATGGCATCTTCGACCTTCCTGCGGGTGGGTCGCCTAGAACAAGATTTCATCGCCATCCAGCACCTCGCTGCTATCCATTACGGACTCGCTTTTTGGTTCATCAAAATAAACAAACTTCACCCGTGGCCATTCTTCGCTATGGTCAACAATGATGCTAGTCGGCTTCTTTGAATTTTCGGCCTTGTCAAGCAACTCAATCATGGGAAACCCACGCAAATCACCGAACAGCTCTATGCCCCGCTGACTAAAGAAACTGCGCGCCTTACTTTGCACAAAATCGCTTTCATGGTGTGGCAACAGAAATTCTGCAATAGTGCCATATTTGCCATAGTCGCAATGATACTCTACGACAATCATTTCATTGCCGCTTTTTGACTTCTTCTGCTTATAGGTAACGTCAAAAACCTCATAGCGCTGAATAATCTTTTCTTCTGAATGGTAGGCAACACTAGTATTATCTGCCTCATAAGCATGGCGCACCTTCGCCAGCTCTGATTCTGGGAACTGAAAGCCGCAATCCGGGCATTCTCTAGCTAGTGCTTGCTCCATCCATGTTTCGCACTGCGGGCATATCTTGCCTTGCTGCGGTAACTGCTCTTTGCGTTTCTTCTTATCGCGTATCGGGCTACCAAGCGCGCCATGCTCATAAAGATTGTTTCCCATATCAAGCAATAAGAAATTATCTTTCTGCGGATATGGTCGCGTACCACGATAAACCGCTTGCTCAAACTTGCGCTTGCTCTTTGTGGCCATGAATAACGCAATCATATCTACACATGGCAAATCCACACCAACGGTCAAAAGCTGGCAGTTAACAAGGAACTTAAAACAGCCGCGCTGGAAGTCTTCTAAAATATCAGAAAGCTCGTCCTTTGGTGTGTCGCCACTCACAACCCTTACGCCTTCATTCGCATATTCAAGCGCATTGGTAACGGCGTCGCAGTGCTTTAATGACTGGCAGAATACTAGAACATGATGGCGGTCATGTGCATATTTTAGCAGCAAATCCATACTGACTTTTAGCAAATCAGGGTCATCATAAATTTCATCAAGGTGCGGTGCGCTGTAATCGCCAAGGCTGGTAACCGGGACGCTGGAAAGGTCAACCTCGCTGGCCTTGTTTACTGGTGGCACTATATGGCCTTTTTTTATCAGTGCATCTAACGGAATGCGTATAATCTCTTCACCCCATGAAATAGCGCCGCTACTCAGTCTAAATGGTGTGGCAGTAAAGCCGATAATGCGCGGGTTGCCATTGTTGCGGAAGAACTGCCAGTATTGTGTTTCGCCTTCGCTATCAGGGTTAATTTCATCACATTCATCAACCAGCGCTATTAATTCCCTATCCTCTATTTTTGGCAGCGTAACGCCATAAATGGATTGCGCGCTGGCAATTGTTATCAGTTTATCATCTTCCTTAAAGCCCAGCCCTGCGCAGTAAATGCCTGCCCTTTCTTGATAAGAAGGCGATAGCTTCGCCTTGTTTTGTGTTAGCAGTTTTTCATTGCGAGCCAAAACCACAACCTGAAAGCCAATATCAACCAACAATTCTGCCAGCTTGGCAATCATGATGCTCTTGCCGCTGCCACCCGGCGCAGTGATGTAGCCATGCCCTGAGCGATATTTCACAAAGGACATGGCAGCATCTACAGCCGCTTTTTGATAATCTCTAAGCGTAAACTGCATTATTCACCCCTACATAGGCGGTTCATCATTGGTTTCTGCCTGATAATTTTCTGGCAAAAACCGCTTAACTTCAGTATAATCAGGGTTATTTTTCTGCTTAACCACCTCAATAGTCAAAACACGGCCTTTCAGTGGCGCGCTGCTACTCACGGCGCTGCCTGTCGCATCGGCAATGCGCTTGATGCGCTGACGAGCAATGTTAGCAGTCATTTCGTTTGGGTGCGTAGTCAAAAACCACACCTTTCCCTTCTGCCCTTTATTGATACCTTCAACGGCCTCAAACTCTGCGACAACGCCGAGCTGCTTACCCTCTTTTGCATAAGGCTCTTCGCTAACAATCATGGCCTTATAGGTGCCAATCGGCAAGCCGACTTTATCTAATTGAATGTCATCGGTTGTTTCAAATCCATACATGCTCATTTTGTAATCTCCTCTTTAAGCTTGTTATAATCTAGTGGCAGTTCTTTTTGTAGTTTCATGCGGCCACCTCCGACAAAAGAAACATCATCCCCAGCCAGCAATACACGCTGCGGCTGGCTGATGGTTTTCCCCTTATCAGCAACATGAAACTTAAATGCGGCAAATAAAATAAGGTCTGCCCATTCATTTGTTTTTGCGCCCAGCCATTTAGAAAGCTTTAGCTGATGGCGCGAATAAGGTTCTTGATTAGGCAGGTCGATTGTCTTTACCTCGCTATGTGCAATAACAATGGCCGGAATACCTTTCTTTTCATAAATAGCATCAAGCCAGCCGATTACCTTGGCCGCCATTTCTGATGCCTCCATAACCCCTTTGTAATAGGCAAAAGCTGTGACATTAGGGTCAACGATTGATTTGGCGTTATGCTCCTTAATAAGCTTTTTTTGCGCCAATGTTTCCAGCCAGTCCAGCGAGTCAATCGCAATGCGTCCAGCCGTAAAATCATCGTTTTCATAAATATGGCGAAGCCATCCAATAACTTCATCATAGCTGTTTAGCTTCGGAGTTGAGCGCACTTTATTGCCCAGATAGTCAAGGCCACCTTCGATATTGATAAAGAATACATCATGAATTTGTGCGCAAAAGGTTGTTTTACCAATTTTAGGCTCAGCATATATCGCCATTTTCGCAGGCATTTCTTTTGATTGCCCTGCCTTGGTTTCTACAAAGTCCATCATATTACCTCTCTTAAATATTTTGCTATTTCTTCAAACGCACTCATTCTGGTATATAGCGATTTACTAACTTCATCCATTTTTTCATAGTGCCACTCGCCATCTATATAGTATTTATCAATTATCATGCGAAGCCTGTCAGCTTCGCAATTTAAGTAACGCATAATTAATTCCATCATATTACCTTCTCACCTTTCACTTGTAAGTTATAACGTTTCTCCACCCCGTACCAGTTAGCCTGTGGACGCGCTGCTTTAATTAGCTGCTTATTGGCCTCTTTTTTGATGCGGATATATTCATCAGGCAGCGCATCAATATCTGGCACAATAACCGCCTCGCTTACACGCAGCGAGAAATGCTCAGAATCCACAACGCCGTTGCCTAGCATATAATCCTTGGCGGCTTGTTCTAGTTCTTCTAATTCAAATTTGATTTTATCGGCTTCAGATTTTGCTTTTTCAGCAATCTTTTTTGCTTCATTATAAGCCGCCTGTTTGGAGATTAATTGCTCCCAAATAAGCTGTTCTTCTTTGTCGTTAGTCATAGTCTGTCGTCTTTCTTCTATGGTTTGTCGTTTTTAGGTTTTGTCTGTTTGACATTGCCTTTCTAGTGTGGTTGTGTGTTGTAGTCAACCCACAAAATAAGAAAAGGCAGAAAAAATATGGAAGCAAAGACAATAAAGGCGAAGCAGCGCATTCATTTGTTTATTGAAAGCCAGACATTAAAGAAGGTCAGGGAAATTGCAGCCAAGGAACACCGCACCATTTCGGGGCAAATTACCTTGCTTATTGAGCAAGCCTTAAAAAATAAAAACAATTAGGAGGCGCTATGTTTGATAAGTTCAGGGAGGCGGGTCTTTGCGTGGTTCCACTGCGCAAGGGGATTCCATTGATTGAGTGGAGCCGATACTTTAATGAGCTGCCCGGCGATGAGGTCTATCAATGGTCAGGTAATGAATATGCCTTGGTTTGCGGCGAGGTTAGCGGCGTTATCGGCCTTGATATTGATATAGATGGTGATGAAGGCGAGCGCATCTATCA